CGCGCGAGCGGCTGGCCGCGGACGCACCGCTGCTCGCGGAGGTGGCATGACCGTGCCCCGCGAAGCCCTCCTCCGCGCCCGCGCCAACTTCCGCGCCGGCTCCCCGTCCGAGGCCGCCGCGGCGCTTCGCGAGGCGCCCGACGACGCCGACGCACGCGCCGCGCTGAAGCTGCTCGACGCGGGGCTGCCCGACTACGCCGAGGCCGTGCTGGCGGATGCGGTGCGGCGCAGGAGGGCGGCGGAGAGGGGAGCCCCATGACCGCGCCCCCGCCCCGCGGGCCGCTGCGCCTGTGGCCCGCCGCCGATTGCCGCCGCCGCGAGCGCGAGGCGATGGAGTGCGAGCCCGATCCGCTGCGCGCCGCGATGATGCGGCGCTTCATCGTCTGCCCCGCGTGCGGGAACAAGCGCTGCCCAAAGGCGAGCGACCACCGCCTTGCCTGCACCGGCAGCAACGAGCCGGGCCAGCCGGGGAGCGACTACGAATGACCCAGCCCGCCGATTTCCCGTGCGCCGCGCTCATCGCGGCCGACATCGCCGAGACGCAGCGCCTCACCGCCGGCGCCGCCACCGCCGCCGAGATGGCCCGCCGCCTCCACGCCGCCGGGCGCCTGTCCGACGCGGCGATGCGCGCGATCACGGAGGATGACCGGCCCCAGCCCGCAACACGGGCGCTGACCCCGGAAATCTCGCCGCCAGGGCCGCCTCAGCCCCGCGCCGCTACCCGACACCGGATCGATCCGGAGCCGCCCCCCACGGCCCGGAAATCGGCCCCAGCGACCGCGCCGCCAGCCCGATGACCCGACGCAGGAAAGCCAGACCCGCCATGCAGCTCGCCACCGCGGCCGACCTCGGCGCCGACGGTCCCGCCATGTCCAGCCGCCCCCGCATCCGCGTCCAGGTCGCCACCGGCGAGCGAGGCATCGGCCGTGAGCGTGCCGAAGCTGTCCGCTACCTTGACGCCCACCTGATCGATCGAATGCACCGTGCAGCGCAGATCACGGATCGCCAATATGCCGCGGCGCTGGCGCTGCTCAGGCTGTATGTGGCCGCCGGCGTCGAGCCATCCATGAGCCCGCCCTACGCCGATGGCCCAGGCCGGCAGCTCCCACCGCCGGCGTCACAGGCGGCAGACGCAGATCAGCCTACCGCCTGGGATCGCTGGCATCGCATCCTCCAGCGGCTCAGCGCCGCCCATCAGTCTGCCCTCATCGCCCTCATGGGGGGCGTCCACCCCGGCGTCCGCTACCTCGCCACCGCGCAGGCGGCGCTCGACGCCCTGGCCGACGCCATGCGGATCGCCCGCGACTATGCATGGCGCGACCCCGAATGGGAGGGACGGGCGGAATGACCCCTTGCGCCCGGCGAACGGATGGGGTATTGAAATCGCCGCGGAAGTGTGTCTAGCGCCCGGAGCCTCGCGGCCCGGGCGTTTTGCGTTGGAGCGGCGGGTGCCGGGCAATCCGTTCTACCGCTCGCCGTTCTGGCGGGCCCTGCGCGCCGCGGCCCTGCGGCGGGACGGCTATCGCTGCGTCATCCCGGGCTGCCGGACCCCAACGCTGCGGCTGACCGTGGACCACATCCAGGCCAGGCCGCGCGGCGCCACCGGGCCGACCGCCGCCGACGTGCTGTCCAACCTGCGGACGCTCTGTGACCCCCACGACCGCTCCCTCAAGGAGGGGCGCGACGGACGGCGGCCCCGCGGCGGGCGACCGCGCGGCTGCGACGCGGACGGCTGGCCGATCGAGGCGGCCGCGGCCGGCAGGGGGTAGGGGGGGGCTGATCTCTGGCGGCGGGCCCCCGGGACCGGCCGTGGGGTTCCGCGTGCAGCGCCGCGAAATGAGAGGGGCGAAAGTCTGATGGCGGGCCGCAGGCCGAAGCCGACCCACCTCCGGCTGGTGCAGGGGAATCCGGGCAAGCGCCCGATCAACAAGGCGGAGCCGCAGCCGCGGCGTGAGCTCCCGAGCCCGCCGGCGCACCTGTCGGACGGCGCGCGCGTCGCTTGGGGCCGGCTGACGGTCCTCCTCGACCGCATGGGCGTGCTGACCGAGGCCGATGCCTACGCGCTCGAGCGGCTGGCCGAGCTGTACGCGGAGATCGTGGCGCTCTCGGAGGCGCTCGCCCAGCATGGGCGGGTGTACGAGAGCACGACGGAGAGCGGCGGCACCATCGTGCGGCCGCGGCCGGAGGCGGCGATGCTGGCCGACGCCGACCGGCGCTTCCGGGCCTACCTGATCGAGTTCGGGCTGACGCCGGCGGCGCGGAGCAGGGTGAAGGCGGATGGCGAGGGCGAAAAGGCCGACCCCGCCGCGGCGTACTTCGGCTGACCCCGCCACCGCCTGGGCCGAGGCTGTCGTAGCCGGCCGGGTGGTGGCCGGGCCGCATGTCCGCAACGCCTGCCGCCGCCACCTCGACGACCTGGCGCGTGGCGCGAAACGCGGCCTGCGCTGGGACGTGGCGGCGGCGAACAAGGCGATCGGCTTCTTCCGCGACGTGCTCCGCCTGAACGGCGGGCAGTTCGAGGGGCTGCCGTTCGAGCTCCACCCGTCGCAGCAGTTCATCGTGGGCAGCCTGTTCGGCTGGAAGCGGGCGGACGGCACGCGGCGGTTCCGGCGGGCCTACATCGAGATCGCCAAGGGCAACGGCAAGTCGCCGCTCATGGCCGGCATCGGCATGTGGTGCCTTCTGGCGGACGGCGAGGAGAGGGCGGAGGTCTACGCGGCGGCGTCGAAGAAGGAGCAGGCGATGGTCCTGTTCCGCGATGCGGTTGCCATGTACCAGCAGTCGCCCGCGCTGTTCGCGCGGCTCACGCCCTCGGGCGGCAACCCGGTCTGGAACCTGGCCGATCTCCGGACCGGCAGCTTCTTCCGGCCGATCAGCAGCGACGACGGTCAGTCGGGCCCGCGGCCGAGCTGCGCGCTCTGCGACGAGGTGCACGAGCACCGCAACGGCACCATGATCGAGATGCTGGAGCGCGGCTTCAAGTGGCGCCGCCAGCCGCTCCTGGTCATGGCGACGAACAGCGGTTCCGACCGGCAGTCGGTCTGCTGGCAGGAGCACCAGCACGCCGTTCGGGTCGCGGCCGGCACACGGGAACCGGACGAGGCCTTCACCTACGTTGGCGAGGTCATCGACGACGAGACCTTCGCCTTCGTCTGCGCGCTCGACCCGGGCGACGACCCGCTGGAGGACCCGGCCTGCTGGGTCAAGGCGAACCCGCTGCTCGGCGTGACGGTGCGGGAGGACTACCTTGCCGGGGTGGTGCGCCAGGCGAAGGCGATCCCGGGCAAGCTGAACAACATCCTGCGCCTGCACTTCTGCGTCTGGACGGACGCGGAGACGGCCTGGATGGCGCGGCCGACGCTGGAGGCCTGCCTCGCCGACTTCGACCCGGCGGAGCACACGGGCGAGCCGGTCTACGTCGGCGTGGACCTGTCGGCCACGACGGACCTGACGGCGATGGCCTTTGTGGTGCCGACCGGCTTCGTGGACCTGCCGCGCGAGGACGGCGGCACGGCGCGGCTGCCGACCTTCGACGCCTGGGTGGAAGCCTGGACGCCGCGTGACACGCTGGCCGAGCGGGCGTTGCGGGACAATGCGCCCTACGACCTGTGGGTGCGCGAGGGCTGGTTGACGGCGGTGCCGGGCCGGACGGTGCGGATGGACTTCGTGGCCGCGCGCCTCGCCGAGGTCGCGACCGAGTATGAGATCCGGACCGTGGCGTTCGACGCCTACGCATTCCGGCGGAGCTTCGAGCCGCGCCTTGACGAGCAGGGCCTCACGCTGCCGCTGGTCGAGCACCCGCAGGGCGGCAAGCGCAAGGCTGCGGAGAGCGGCCTGTGGATGCCGGGCTCGAAGAAGGCGCTGGAGGACATGCTCCTCGAGCGGCGGATCCGGCTGCGGCGCTCGCCGGTGCTGGTCGCGGCGATGATGTCGGCGACGGTCGAGTCAGACCCGTTCGGCAACAGTTGGTTCAGCAAGCGTCGGGCGGTGAACCGGATCGACGCGCTGATCGCGCTGGCGATGGCGGTGGGCGCGGCGACCGCGGCTCCGGTGGAGGCCCGCAGCTTCTGGGACGTGGAAGCGGCCTAGCGGGAGGCACGTGGAATGGGCTTCTTGTCGCGCCTGTTCGGCCGCGCGGCGGCCAAGGGCGCCAACCCGACGCTCGCCCTGTTCCGCGAGATCTTCGGCGGCACGCCGGCGAACTCGGGCAAGTCTGTCACGGTCAGGACGGCGCTCGAGGTCACGACCGTACTCGCCTGCGTGGCCCGCATCGCCGACGGCGTGGCGACCGTGCCGCTCAAGCTCTACCGGAAGGACGGCTCGACCGGCCGGAGGCGGGAGGCAGTGGACCACCCGCTCTACGACCTGCTGCACGATGCCCCGAACGAGTGGATGGACAGCCTCCAGTTCCGCGAGACGCTGGTGTTCCACACGGCGCTGTGCGGCAACGCCTTCGTCTACGTGAACCGGGTGCGTGGGCGGATCGTCGAGCTGATCCCCTTCGAGCCGGGCCAGGTGCGTGTGACGCGGGCCGACGACTACTCGCTCAGCTACGAGGTGACGGCGCCGAGTGGTGCGATCGAGACGTTCCCGGCGGAGGCAATCTGGCACCTGCGCGGCCCATCCTGGAACTCGTGGATGGGGCTGGAGACGGTGAAGCTGGCGCGCGAGGCGATCGGCCTGGCGCTGGCGACCGAGGAGGCGCATGCCCGGCTGCACAAGAACGGCGCGCGACCGGGTGGGCTCTACAGCGTCGAGGGCACGCTGAACGAGGACCAGTACAAGCGCCTCCGCAGCTGGATCGAGCAGAATTTCGCCGGCGGCGAGAACGCGTGGCGGCCGATGGTGCTGGACCGCGCCGCGAAGTGGACGCCGCTCGGGATGACCGGCGTGGACGCGCAGCACCTGGAGACGCGCAAGCACCAGATCGAGGAGATCTGCCGCGCCTTCGGCGTCATGCCGATCATGGTCGGCTACTCCGACAAGACGGCGACCTACGCGAGCGCGGAGCAGATGTTCCTCGCGCATGCGGTGCACACGGTGCGGCC